TATTACCTTCAGGTGGAATATCTCCAGATGAAATAATGGAAAGAATTAGAGCAGAAGAATATATAAAAGCATTACAACAAGACGCACTATTGACGGTGGTAATACCACCCGGGATAACACTCACGGCTGCAGGTATTTCACCTACAGGACCGGTTTCGGTATTTGGTTCAACCATTTACTATGCTAAAGGATATGGAGTTATACAATAATGAAAGATTTAAGCAAATATTCACCAATTGAATTAAATAAATTAATTAACGATACTAAGACAAAACATGATACGTTAAAACAGGAAATTATTAATTATGCTTTTGAAGCAGAAGAACTCGAAAAAAAGATCAATGAAAAACTTGATTTATTATCTGAAGCAGAAAATTTTTATATAAAATTAATTGAAGAAATGGAGAAAAGATAATGGCATTTGATAAACCTTACATACAAACAAGTAATCCTTTTAAGAAATTAGGCACTTATCAGGTCACCAGAACGATTTATTATGGCGAGGTAATATCTATTACCGATAATACCGATGGTGGCAGAATTCAAGTTAGAATACCTGATTTGGATAACAGAACTGCAAATGCTGACTTGCCTTATTGTTATCCAATGTTGCCAAAATTCTTTTTTATTATACCACAAGTAGGTGAAATAGTAAGAGTCTTAATAGAAGATATTAAATATCCTGAAAGAAGCAGATATTGGATGGGTAGTATAATATCACAACCACACAAAATTGGTTTTGATACAATTTATACCGCACTATCAACCACAAATATGGGATTGACTGTACCAGAACCTGCCCCATCAACACTTCCTGATGCAAAAGGTATTTATCCTACACCAACTGATGTTGCAATTGTTGGCAAAGTTAATACTGATGTTATTTTACGAACTAATGAAGTTCATATAAGAGCAGGAAAACATGAAAACGGTAATGTATTAAAATTAAATACAAAAAATCCAGCAGCCATTACTCTTGTATTTGAACCACAAAATTTTGTACAACAAAATTCTGATTATTATAGTAGTTCAATAATACAAGGTGATAAAATTGCGTTAATTTCTCATACAGGCAAACCACAATTTAAAGCAGCAGAACTTACTCCTGATGACAGAACAAGAATATTTACTGAAGGACACCCAATTGCAAGAGGTGACGTATTGGTAGCAGCATTGAATATATTAAGAAAAGTAATTATAAATCATATTCATGGTTATTCAGGTCTTCCTGCAGATAAAGATGCACTAATAAAAGACTTGGAAAGTATTAATTTTGACAATATTTTACAAAACAATATTGTAATTAACTAAAATTTATATACTTTTACACCTTATGAATATTGAATTTCCAGCAATACCAAATGAATTATTTACAGCATTTAATGATGTAACATTTTATGATGAACCACATAAATATTTTATTGACGGAAAAGAATTAATATCAGTAACTACATTAATTCATAAATATCAAGAAAATTTTGATGAAGAATTTTGGTCAGAATATAAAGGAAATGAATTTAATATAAGTCCTGCTGAAATACTTAGAGCATGGAAATTTATCAACAGAAAAGGCACTATCAGAGGTTCTGCAATACATGATTATGCAGAAAATTTATTTCAAAATAAAAAATTTGAATATCCAAAACAATTAATATTAAATGAATTTGGCTTTGACCCTGTTCAAAATACTTATGATATTTGTAAAAAACATGTTGACAAATTTTATGAAAAAGTACATGGCAGATTAATACCAATTAAAACTGAAATGGTTGTTTGTGATAAAGAAACATTAGTTGGTGGAATGCTTGATATTTTATTTTATAATATAAAAGCAAAAGAATTTCAAATTTGGGACCATAAAACAAATAAAGATTTTACATTTAATGAACCTAAAAGACACCTACTTGATGATTTATATTTATTAGAAGATTGTGATCTGGAAATATATTCATTACAATTGGAAATGTATAAACAAATAATTCAAAAGAATGTACCAATTAAACTTGGTAAATCATATATTGTTTGGTTTTCACATAATAATGATAATTATCAAATTATTGAAACAAAAAATAGAGAACATTATGTCAATGTTATTCTTAATAATAGATTAATTGAATTAGCAGCATAAATGATAATTACTGGAATATATAAAATATTAAATAAAGTAAACAATAAAATTTATATTGGTAGTGCTATTGATATTAAAAAAAGATGGCGTGATCATAAATGGCATTTAATTCATAATTTACATCATAATTCACATTTACAATCAGCATGGAATAAATATGGCGTTAATAATTTTGAATTCTCAATAATTTTAGAATGCACAACAGATAAGCTATTAATAAAAGAAAAGGAATTTATAAAAATATTTGATTCTTCAAACAAAATTTATGGTTATAATGTTAACGACCCTGAACATTCATTTTTAAATAAAAAGCACAGTGAAAAAACAAAAAAAATACTTTCATTACAAAAACAAGGAGCAAAAAATCCAATGTTTGGTAAATACGGAATTGAGCATCATAATTTTAATAAACCAGTTTCTGTTGAAACCAGAAACAGAATCTCATTGGGAAGAAGAGGAATTCTTACTTTTATTGGCGAAAATCATCCTAAAGCAAAATTAAAATCAGAAGATATTATTAGAATTCGTGAAATGTATTTTATTGAAGGAATTTCACAAAAAGATATTTCTAAAATATTTAATGTTGCTCATTCAAACATAAATTCAATTATATTAAGAAAAACATGGGCACATATAATTTAAAACAAAAAAGCCACAATTAAATGGCTTTTTTTAAATTTTTTATAATATGTAAGTAATTGATTATTAACTACATATTTAAAATGCAACGCCACGGCTGGAGCGTGAGTTGTATGGTTGTTAAACCATCATCTTCATAACTGTTTTCACCAAAATCGATACCAGTTACCATACATTGTTCCAAAGTCCATTTTTCAACTTCAACACCTGTTGGGTCAACTGCCTTTAAAAGAATGTTTTTCTTATAACCTGCTGCATAACCTTCACGACCTGTAAGTGATTCTGCATGTAAACGAACCCACTCCATAAGTTGTTGTGACGTAGACGGTCCGATTGGGTCAAGGAAGGTTAACTGCATTTCTTCCCAATTATATCTGCCAGCTACATAATTCTGTTCATTCATGAACTGAATCTGTACTGAGTTAATTTTCATTGAAGGTCTTTTGAACTTTTGAATTTTCCAAACTTCAATACCCAATTCATCTGCAAATTCTGCAAAGAATCTATTAATTCTTTTGGGTTCATATTGAAACGGGATACCCCTTATCATATCTGCCATATTTCTGTTTATTTAAATTGTAATACTTATTTTTATAATAAATACTTACATCTTCGAAAACAATTCAATAAAATTTAAATCTTACTTTGGCATCTGACCAGTTCTGTGAAAATGTCTTAATTCATGTTGACTTAAACTTTCTAATGTTTTTTCAGGATTTGCCTGTTTTTCAGTTAAAAAATATTCTCCATTAATTTTTTCAGTAACACTTTCTTTTGGTACATAATTTAATGCTTTTAATTCTTCAATAATTTGATTATTTACCATATCAGCAACTGCCTGTGCACCCTCTTTTTCTTGTTCGGGAGTTAAAGTATATTCAATTTCTGGTTCAGGAATTATTGGTTCTACCTGAACAGTTTGAAATTCTTCAAATTTTGTTTTAAGTTCTTCAAGTTTTTCTTTTAATTCATTATCTTTAACAAACTCTTCAGTTGTTTTTTCTGGTTCTGGTGTTGCAAGTTGTTTTGTTAACTCTTCTTGTAGTTCATCTAAACTTGGTTTTTCAATCCATATTTCATCTTCAGGAACAAATAATTTGGTCTCGAATACTTCAGAGTCAATAGAATGACTTTCTGTAATTTCTTCTGTCTGTTGTTCAATTATTTCTTCTTTTGGTTTTTCAGCCACTGGCTTACTGTATACCTTTTTATTATTTTTTGTATTCATTTTTATAAAAAATTATAATATTATTTTTACATAAATACTAACACATAAAAAAAAGACCTATAATATTATAGGTCTTCTTATTTAAAGTCATTGTTTATTATGCGCCAACGTCAATAAACTTACTACATCCACAATCATATATTCTTGGAATCTTTCTTTCTGACATTATTTGATGCTCACTTTTATTTGAATCAAAACCATCTTTCACAAGTAATTGTTTTCTATATAAAAATCTATGTTTTCTTTCCTTATTTAAAACATACCAATAATTTGGCGTTGTATCATATTCAAATTTAAAACCCAATTGTTTATATAAATTTCCATTTGAATATCTTTTATTTGCAAAACTAATCACTTTATTGGGAATATATTTAATTTTAAAATAGTTATATAACTTACTTGCTCCACCAACAACAATTGTATCAAGTTTATTACAAAATCGTAACATTTCATATTCTTTATCACCTTTTATTTTATTGCCAAGTACGTTTCTTAATTTTCCAAATGTCATTATTGAAACAAGTTCATTTTTAAAAAATAATCCTATTTTAATGGAAGCATTTACATTGCCCTGAATATGATTATTTTTTAAAAATTCAGATGCGATTTTAGCATCAATTTCATTAATATAACATTTTCTTGCAAATATTTTATTACTAATAATATTTAATTTACTTTTTATCATAGATTCAATAATTTCATACTTTTCAATTAATTCATCTTCAAAAAAATGTAATAATTGAATATTTTTTTCCATACATTTTTTTGTTTTAATAAGATGATAATCATTATTAATATAATATTCTGAATGCCAATATAATCCGTTTATTTCTATAGCTAAATTATGTGAAGGGATATAAATATCTAACTCGCCATCAATTGTTTTTCTATCATTTGAAATATATTTAATATTATTATTTTTTAAAAAATCACATATTTTTAATTCAAATGTTGTTCGTGATGAGCCAATTGGTTGTAATATTGTTGATAATTCAACATTATGATTAAGTCTATTTACCAATAAATTTCTATCATTTTCAAATATATGCCCATCTGGATGTATAACAGTTAATTTATTATCTTTATTATTAAAATTTAGTATAACATATCCTTTTTCTGAAAATCTCTTAATTAAAGAAATTTGTCTTTTTTTCTCTATTTTTAATAAACTTGCTTTAATAATTTCAGAACCTCTTTCTTTATATGTTTTTTTAGAATTAATATTTGCTTTTAATCTAATTGAATCAACCTGAAATGTGTTATTAACACCATATTTATTTAAAACAGCTTTTTTTGACATATCAAGTCTGTTTTTTATATTTTCTGATTTATTTTGCCACTTTTTTCTACATGTTTCAGAACAAAAATTTCTTTTGTGCTTTATTCTTTCTGAAAATAACGCTCCACATTCAAGACAGGTTCTATTTTCTTTTGAAATTTTTTTCTTATTTAAACCAGAACATTTATATGAACAAAATTTTTTATTTTCTTTCTTTTTTGATTTAAATATTTTTTGACAATATTCACAATGCTTTTCAATATAATACTTTTCATCATTATTTGTTCTATATAAAGATTTGCACATACTTGAACAAAATAATCTTTCTCTTCCCTTTTTAACAATAAAAGTGTTTTTACAATGTTTACAAATTAAATTAATTGTTGTTGCCATATATCGTGAAATTTACATTTAATCTACTAACTTAGTTATGCAAATATAAATACATTAAATGAATAAAAAAACCATTAAACATATATTTAATGGTTTTTTTTATAAAAATTTAAATTTTATGCTCCAATATCAGCAAATGATGCTCCAGAAGGAGTGATTGTAAATGTAATTCCAATAAATTCAACAGCACGTGTTGGTTTTAAGAATAATTCACCATATAATTCTTCTCTATCCATTGATTCAGGAGTATTATTACTACTATCCATTTTGATTCTGTAATCATTTAATCCTCTTTCTCTCTTGATTGTATCAAGTACTGGAGTAGATTTTGTTATGAATTGATCAATTGTTGTTTGATCATCCTGTTCAAATACAAGTCTGATTGCAATATTTGAAATAAGAACTTTAATCTGAAGTAATAATCTACGAACATTGATTCTATCAAGAGCACTTTCTTTAACTTGCAATGTTTTCTGTCCAAAAATTGCTGTACCAGCATCTGCAAAGTCAGCCATTGGATTAATTCTACCTTTGTATAATACATCACGAGCTTCTTGTGATAATTTAAACATTGATTTTCTTGCATCAGTTACACCACGATTCAAACCAGCAGGTGCAAACCAAGGGAATGCTACATTATCGGTATATGCCATTGCTTTTACTACTTCACCTGTAGGTGGAATATAAACATTAACATTGTTTTGTGTATCTCTGAGTTGAATCCAAGGGAAATAAGTACATGAATAACTGCTATCAATATCAGTATCAGTAAGTAATTGAGCAACATCTGTTGCATACTGAACATCTTGTTTTGCCTGACCAACTACTTGTGGCTGACCAATAAGTGGAGAATCGATTACATATAATGTATCTGCTCTATCATTTTCAATCATATCGATTGTGTCTTGAACTAAAACGGTATTATCTGACCAGTTGATACCCGGAGTTGCAAAAACATTAATTGTAACTTCTTCGGGGTTTGAGAATGTATTAATTGCTGTCTGCCATGCTTGGAAGTCATTTACTGCTTGTGCATTTGGAGCAACACCATCATAAATAGCACCTTGATTATATAAGTCGCCATATGAACGATAACCTCTGTTAACGTCCCAACCATCAAATCCACCTGCAGGAACTAATGTGAATTTTCTTGTATTAATGTCATAATATGGATTTAAATTATTTACAACATCATCAACACTCTGGAAACTACCAGCACCAGTTTCAAATGTTCCAATAACTGTTGTTCCTTCAGTATATGTGCCAGTTGCACCAGAATCCATATGGAAGCCTTTAGTTTTTGTGAAACCAGAAGGTGAAGTTGTTTGACCATTAAAATTGAACATATTTTGATTAATACCGCTTCCTACAACATTTGCTGTACTATAACCATTTTCAGATAATCCTAAATATACTTTTCTAACTTTATCAGTTTGTGTATAATCAGTTTTATAAAGAATTATTGGTGCTTTACCATCAGTTGAACCATCACCAGTTTCAGCTTTAGAATAATTATTAAATTCATAACCTTCAAAACCTGCTGGGAATAAATCAGGTGAAAGATTATCTGCAAGTTCAACCATAATATAATTACTTACAATATCATATACTCCATCAGTTGTACCAATACGTTGTCCAATAAAAGTTGTTTGTCCTTGGATTAAAGAACATCTTTTATTGGACTCCAATACTACTGGATTTGCATCAGTATCGTTAAAATCACGAACAATAACATCGAATTCCAATGTAATTGGGTTAATATTTTGAATACTGATTTTGATTTCCTGATTAGCTGCATCACCATCTGAAATACTAACAAATTTAAATAATCTGTCAATTTCACTACCCTTTAATTGTGATACAACCCAAGGAGTTTCAGGTGTCTGGAATTGAGTTTTATAATTTTTATAAAAATCAGATTTCAATGTAATTAAAGTACTACTAACACCGTAACCATATGCTGCCACACCAGTAAGACCATATTTTGCTAATTTTGAAGGATATGTGTCACCACCAGAATCCAAAACTTGAATTAAATCTGGATATATTGCTTGTGTCCAAATTTTTGTGTTTTTGTCTTTAGGCAAAGAACCAATTACATTTGGTAAGAAACTGCTCGAATTTGGATTTAATGTGGCTGTATATTTTGCCACACTTGAACCACTTGTTGCAACTAATGTAAATTGACCATATAAATCACCCGAACCAATAACAGTAGTGTTTCCAGAAGCTGGCAATGTAAGTGTTTTTGTATAAAATGTTGTTATTGATGGTAAATTTACCTGATCAGTTACATAACCTCTACTTCTAATAACAGCAAGTACCATATTTTCATATGCACTGTATGAAGTACCAGTTAAATATACTCTTGTAATATGTGCAGTATGACTTGCACCAGTCATTCCACTAACAATGAATGAATAAGAATATCCGCTAAATGCCGTACCTGTTTTATGAAAACCTGAAAACACAAGTCCTTTATCCCCATCAATATTTACAACAACACCCATAAAAGTGTTGCCAGTAAAATTTGCGGTATATGCACTTGTTGCTCCACTTACAATAGTTGCAGGGTCAACACCAGCACTTAATGTAAGTGTCCAGCCAGTACCAGCATCATATCCAGATAATCCCAATACTCTTGTTACATATAATTGATTGGTTTCCTGTAAATATGAATTTGCCACATATGGTAATTGATATTTTAAATTTCCATTTGCTGGAAATTTCTCAATGCTTTGAGCACCGAATCTTGTTGCGAACTGAGTTGCATCTTGAAGATATATATGTTCAAATGCAGGTCCCTTTAACGTTTCACCAACTAAGCCTAATGTAGTGATACCTACGTTACGTGTCACAAATGTGAGATCACGTTCTTTAAATTTTACACCCGGAGAGGTAAATACAAAATCTGCCATGTTTATTAATTATTAATTTTTTTTATTATTATTTTCTAATATAAGTTCTATCTTACTTTTCAAATAAATACTAAAAAATACTTGAAAAGGTAATTAACATTAATTATTATCTAGTTGCAGTTCTTGCTCATAAAATCAAATTCTTAACTTTTTCTATTTTTTCATCTTGGATTTTGAAAAATTTCAAATTTTTTGCCTCAAATTTTCTGAAATTTCTTGAAAAAAAAATTCACTTTTTTTTAAAAATATTTTCACATTTATAAGAAATTCTTTATTTTAGTATTTATTGAAAATAGTTTACCATGAATAAATCACAACGTATTCAATTAAATAATAATGAACCAGATTCAGATAGTCATATTATAATAAAACTTGATCAGAATGTTGATACCCTTGAACTTCTTTCAATGAATCTTAGTACAAAAGATATTTATCAGAATTTCAATGCTGATTATGGTGTTTTAATTGGAAGAGTAATTGCCAATGGTGGTATTGGAATACCAAATGCAAAAATAAGTGTTTTTATTCCTTTGGATAGTATAGATGCAAATATTGGTGAAATAGCAAGCATTTATCCTTACACAACACCCAGAGATCAAAATAATGAAGGTAAAAGGTACAATTTACTGCCAAGAGTTTCACAAATTGAACAAGCAACTGGTGAATATAAACCAAAACAACCATTTGGTTCATTTCCGATTAAACCAGAATTGGTAACAAATCAAACATTTTTAGATGTTTATAAAAAATATTATAAATATACTGCATTAACAAATAGTGCTGGAGATTATATGATTTTTGGAGTACCAATAGGAACACAAATAGTTCATTTAAGTGTTGATATTACTGATATTGGCAAATATAGTATGACACCAGCAAGTATGATAACTGCTGGTTATCCAGCAAATTTATTTGTGGGTGGTAAATCAATAAAACCAAGTAATGATTTAAATGATTTACCCAATATTGAAACACAAGATATTAGTGTTGAAATAATGCCGTTCTGGGGTGATGCAGCAAACTTTACAATTGGAATAACACGTCAAGACTTTAGAGTTCGTGCCGTACTTCAATCAAACTTTACAATATTTGGCACATCAATGACAATGGGTGAAGATGCAGTTTATGGTGACCCAGCTATAAGCTCAAGTGATATTGCATTTTATAATATTAGTGATTCAATAGAAAACAATATGGATATTAGAGTATATAGACGAGCACCTATTGATTTTAAAATATTTACTTTTGGTACAAATGTCGATATGTCAATAGTTGATGCAATTATTGCAAATAATACATTTGGATATCCACCACCCCCACCTAATCCATATAATCTTCAAACTGATATTCGTGAATTAGATAAATCAGAATATTTTTCTTATATTGATGATAATGGTAATTTTTTACTTACCATTCCTTGTAATAGAAATAAAGTTATAACTGATGAATTTGGTAATGAAACGCCAGTTCCAGATAATTATCCATATGGGGTATTTACAAAATTTTATGGCATGGCATTAGCAAAATATGACGATAATAATTCAATAATTCCAATAAATAAAACATTTAGTGGTAGTGATACATATGCAAATGGTCATCCGGGGCATACTGCCCGTGTCAGTTGGTTTAAAATACCACAAAATATTCCAATAATTGAATCAGATAGTCAAATGGCAGGTAGTGGACTTTTTCCAAGTCCAAATACATATAATGATATTTGGAGATTAACATATTCAACATTTACTGGTGGTGAAGTTTACAGTGTTGCACAATTTTTTCCAACAAAATCAGTAATTGGTAATAATAGTACAAATTATAATAATCAAACAAATACGATAAACTATTTAGATAGCAGTACTTGGGGAAATTACAGAAAAACTACCGCTGGTTTATGGTTTAAAGTTGCTGGTATCGATGGAGTCACACAAGTTAAATATGATGAACAAAATTATATTGGTGCAGCACCATCAGGTACAAATACAAATTTCACATATGATTTTTCACCAAATGCTGAATTTAGTAATTTAGGAGTAACTGAGAAATTTTTTGGTGGTCAATGGTTAAATTTTTGCTTGGCATTTCCACAATTTACATATATTGATTCGTCTGAACATCAAGGAGGAAGTAGAAATTATGGAGAAGCAGGTGTCTTTGCTTTAAATCCTGATGCAATTGATTTTTATTTTAGAAATGATAATAAACAAAAAATATTTGGTGGATATATCAATACTAAAATGATGGCAAGAGGAGATGCATTTAAAACAGATTTTATTCAAATATCTAAAGATACTTTAACAAAACTTAGCAAAATACCATTAAAGGGTATAAATATTAGAAAATGGAATATTGTTGGTGATGGTAACATATTAAATAATGGCATTATTATTAATGCTAAAGGATTTAAATATTTATTGCCCAACACAAGTGGTGTTCCCACAAATGGATGGAATTATGGTGATGATCTTCCATTATTACCTAATAGTGGAATGAAAGGATGGGATGAAAATTATCCATATTCAATTATGCCTTCTGATGAACCAGCAACAGCGTTTATATTTAAAGGAATATATAACAATGATTGTATTCAAATGCTTGTTGATTTTAATATAATATAACAAAAATTTCCAAAGTTGGAAATTTAATTTATTTATTTAAAAAATATTTATAAGTATTTCCAAGATAATCGGTAAATTGTAATATCATTTTATTATTAGTTGGCGGAGATACGATTATAAAATTCTGATCACCAACAATTTCAATACCTTTACTAAACGTTAAAGTATTTCCAGAAATAGACCACGAATTATAATGCATAATATCAGGAGCATAATTTTTTGCACTTATAATTGCTTTTACATCTTGAAATTCAAATTCATATTGACGAACAGTAGAACCGGGGGACAACGCACTACCATCTCCATTAATTGTGCTGTCATTATTCCATTTACCCACATATGCAGGATAAAGTTCACCTGAAGTTTTAACCACAGGAGTATCATCAGTGGGTTTTGTGCAGCTTACACTCATAAGAGCAAATGCAGTAAATAACATTGATAAATAAATAAATTTTTTCATAATTATAATTTTTTATTGGTTAAACATATGACTTATACGTATATTCAATCAAAAAGGTTACAAATTTCATAAAAAATTTTTAAGGTATTTATATAAAAGATTTATAAGAGTGGAAATATTACTTAATAGTCTAAAAAACGTCACTTCAGTTAATGTTGATAATTATGAAAAAATTGAATTATCAAACAAGGTAGCATTAATTAACGAATATGATATCAGAAATATACTTAGTGCTACTGATATATTTGATGCTGAAAGAGAAGCAAGTGAAATATACAGAATCTATGGTAAAATTGAATACATGTCATTATTAAATGGATTAAAAAACAATTATACACAATTCTCAGACTTTTTTTATCCACAATTTAGTGGTAATAGTAAAAACATTCTTAATTCATTTGATTTTTATCTCGTCAGACCTGCAGTTAGTGGTTATACTCAAATAATTAGCGGTGGAAGTACAATATTATGGACAAGATATTTTCAAGTGATTGCCACACCAAACGATTTTGAAATATTTCCTGTTGGTTTTTCAAATAATGTTTATGGTGAGCAAGCATATGCTTTCAGTTTTAATGAAGATTTTGATGTTTCACCCTACATTGATCAATTTGGTTTTCCACTTACAGAACTATTTTTATACGCACAATATAAACCAATGGCAAACGGTTATGCCACTCCAGAAACATTGGCAGGTACTGTATGGTCAGCAGTAGGAATACCAAGTCAATTTATTTTTTCACCAATAGCTTTAAATATTGGTGATTATGTGCAATCATTTTTTAATGCTAAAATTGGCGATCTACTTGAATATTCAAAAGAAGAGTTTTTACAAGTACAACTATCTCCACAAACATTTTATATTCAAACACCATATAAAGATACCAATAACAATAACAGACGCTTAATTTGGAAATACAATCCTTTTATTTCATTTCAATTAAGATATTTTTCAAGTGATTTAAATCTTGTAAATACTGGTAGTACTTCATATGATCAAACAACATCAATACCATATTATGCAACACCAATAGATATTTTTGGTAATTATGTATGGAGAGATATTTTACCACAAGGATATACTGACCCCACAAGTAATTTGGGCGTTAATTATCCGTTTGTAAATAAAAAAAGATATCTATTTTCAAGTCTGGTATTAGGCATAACACCAGACTTAGACGATGCCGATACGTTAGCTGCATTCCAAGAAGTTTGGTATAATAGATTTGCTACAAAAATAAATTCAGTACCAATTACTGATATTAGTAATATTGGAAAACCATGTCAATAATAAAACAAAAAATAAGATTTAATTCAAGTTTAATTGGTACTACTGGTACTACAGGAACTACGCTTACTGGTAATTCAATAAATCTGATGATTTCTTTGGGTTCAGCAATTAATTTTATTGAATATGGTGAAGATATTGATAATTTAACACAAATCAAAACACTTGATCTTGTAAATCCAGTTATTGACGGAGAAGAAAGAAGATTTAAATTAAATCCACTTCCAAATGATACCATTACACTACAATTTCAATTTTATTCTGTACCCTTAGCAGTATACTTATCTTCATTTTTGGCAACAGGTTTTACATCAGACGAAATTAGTGGAACAACTAACTTTAATAATAGTTTTTTTATTTTAGATTTTTACGATACTTTTGATATTAATAGTCAAACAAAAATATTTACAACATATTTAACTAAAAAAGGTACAGTTCCTATATATACAATAGGCGCAGCAGTAAATAATCAATTATATCGTTGGTATGTTCCACTATCATATATAAATGCACAAACTGGTTCAACAATTATCGGATATGTTAAATTTAGTTTTTATAATTCAAAAACTGGTATGATAACACCATTTATGAATGCCGACAATATTGGTATAACAACACCAGAAAGAGTATTTTTTAAATCACAATTAGATTTAATAAACAAAACTTGGGAAATTTTAACAGCATCTTATCCAAATATTATTATTAAGGAACTTGTTACCAACACATTATATAATGATAAACTTAATAATACTGTTACAAATATGAATAATTTACAGCAGAATCCACCAAGCGGTAACACATATGATTATAAAACCAATACTTATTTAATAATATAACTAAGTCGTGTTTTTCTAAATGTTTTTACAATTTCAAATTCTTTTTCATCCTGAATAAATCCAAGAATTTTTAATGCATATTTTGATACAAAAAATCTATCACCATCAATATTTTCAATTGGATTTGCTTCAGCAAAACCTTCAAAAAGAAGAGGAAGAGGATTACCTTTAATAAATAAATATTCCTGACGTGAAGCAAAGTTTTTTAAAACCTGTTCATCATATTGATTAACATCAACTCTATATTTGGTAAATAATGCAACTTCATATATCATATCAACGTTTGTAGGTTCAGGCATTTTAAATCTCAGATAAATAACTTCTCCATTATCCAATATTGGTACATCCATATATCTGAATTTACGTGGTTGTGGAATACGGTATTTTGTACCAAGTCTTGTACCAGCTTGTTTATCAATACGTCTAACAGTAATATATGGTGTAGGTACATTTTTATCATTATCAACAAATTTCCAAGTTTTACTAAATTCACCCCAACGATCATTATCAAGATAAAATGTGGGAACTGGTCTGCCTTCAATAACAGCTTTCATACCTTCATCATTAACATAATCAAAAAGTGCTTGATCTAAATCTTCAAGCAAAATTGTCCTTGGTAAATATTTTGTTTTAACATCAGTTAAGCGCATAAGCTCTTCAATTCTATCCATACCGTATTTTAAGAATTCAGTACCTACTTTTGGTGGATTGATATCAAGTGTTAATTTTGTTTTCTTTGGAAGTGACATATAAACTTTTTATATAAATACTCTTGTCATTTAATAATTAATTCATTATATTTGCCTACTTAAAATAGTTTTATGTTAGCAGAACACAAAGAATTTCAAGAAAAAGACGGCAGTCTGGGGTATATAGAATCAGTATTTGAATCGGACAATGTACTAAAAACCACATATTTTCCTAATAATCAAAGACTTTATATTGCATTCAGCAGGGGAGATACATATTCGTATGGTAATGTCACGCTTGAAATGTATAAAGAATTTGAAGAAGCTGAATCTCAAGGCAAATGGTTCTTCAAGCATATTAATAAAAACAATAAACATCCTTATCGTAAAGAATTTACATTATATCCTACAGAAGTAAAAGAACTTAAAGAAATTGTGGAAAATTATAGAAAAATAATCAATGAAAATAAAAAAGACGAAGAAAATGAATGACGAAGATTTAAACGGCACTCCCGAACAAAGAGTAACAATTCCAAAGGGTCAAGAATATTTGGGTGGTACAGGTATTACATCGATGCAATTTATGAAAGCACATCCAGTACTTACACTTAAATCCTGCGCTGCTGAAGCAAACAATATTGTTTTTTTTGCAGGACAAGGTAATGAAATGATGCGAATTACTCCAGAAGGTTTTTTCTGGAAAGGTAAATTGATTGAAAATGATAAAGAAATTTATCTGAAAGTAAAGGAATTTTTTAACATACCAAGACATGAATAATCCAGAAGGATACGAAAATATAATTACTTTACTTAAAGAAGCATTAAAATTTTATGCAGACCCTAAGACTTACGATGGTACTGTTCCATTAATCGATATTGATGAACAAGGTAGTCAGGCACGTTTTGCATTAAAACAAGCAGATGAACTGATTGAGCAAAATCGTAAAATGCAAGAGGATTATGATAAAATAATGGCAGGATATAAACAACTTCAAGCATCTGAACATAAGGCTGACCCAGAAAAATTAATGGATTTATTTAAAATATTAAATAATGAAAATAACAACATTTAATGAATATCAACAAGAAGCAAATTTTTTAAAAATATCTTTAGATAAATTTATTAAAAAACATCCAAACTTACCTGATGATGTAATTTTATTATTAAGAGTTACATATGATGGTCTGGGCATGGGTGAAGCGGGAGAAACACAAGGTAAAATCAAAAAAATAATAAGGGATGCGGGTGGTGATATTACTCCAGAAGACATTAAAGCAATAAAAAAAGAATTGGGTGACCAATTGTGGTATATTTCTTCAATGTGTGACACTCTGGGATTAAAAATGGAAGATGTTGCAGCAACAAATATTGAAAAATTACAAGGAAGACGTGATAGAGGTACATTACATGGAAATGGAGATGATAGATAATAAAATGAAATTAATTAAAATAAAATTACTACATCCTAACGCACAAGTTCCAAAAAAAGCAATTAATACTGATGCTTGCTATGATGTTATTGCAACATCAAAAAAAGATTTGGGTGATGGAAGAATTCATTATGGACTTGGATTCGCATTGGAAATACCAGAAAATACACAATTGGATTTACGATCAAGGAGTTCAATACATAAAACAGGACTTATATTAAGTAATTGTATTGGAACTGGTGATGAAGAATATCGTGGAGAATATCAAGCATATTTTTATCATGTAATACCAACATTATCACCATATAATGTGGGCGATAGAATTTTACAAATACAATTAAGAACAAAAGAAGATGTTGTTTTTGAAGTAACTAATGAATTATCTGAAACACAAAGAAATACTGGTAGTTTCGGAAGTACAGGAAAATAAAATAAATCAATTAGAAAATAAATAATTATATATGAAAGGCGCAACAGCAAACAAAACAAGAAGAGAAAATGCCAAGAAAGTTCTTGAAGCACAACTCGTAAGAGGAACTAAACCAGAAAAAGTCAACGGAAAAACAACTAAAAATATGGTTGCATTAACACCTGCTGACATAACCCGCATCAATCGTGAGATTGAAGCAATAAATAATAAAAAGTAATAATAATTTCTAATTAAAATGGAACAGAAAATTGAAGGTATTAATATTGCCGTATTTGACGAGGAATTTAATATAATTGGGAATGTTGAAGTAACTTTCAGCGAAAGAATAAATACTAAAGATTCATATGATGAAAATTCTGTAAAATTATTATCATTGAATTTCTTGAGAGAAATTAAAAGATTAATTGAAAAATGAAACAATACTTAGATTTACTTCAAAACATCATTGACAATGGTGTTGAAAAAGAAAGTGGCAGAGCCAATATGCCCAATACAATTGGCATATCACATGCAATAATTCAAATGAATTTACAAGAAGGATTTCCGCTTCTTACCACAAAGAAAATGGCATGGAAAACAATAATTCATGAATTATTATGGTTTTTACATGGTGATACCAATATCAAATATCTTGTTGATAATAATGTACATATTTGGGATGGAGATTCTTACAGATGGTATCTTAAATATTGTGCTAATATTAAAGATCAAAATGAAGTATATACAATGGATGAATTCATTGAAAAAATAAAAGAAGATGATTTAATGCAGATTACAAAAAGCACATATTGGAAAGACCCAAAATTTTTAGAAGGAATAATTTCCACATATAAACTTGGTGATCTTGGTAAAGTGTACGGTCATCAATGGAGAAACCAAAATGGAGTTGATCAGGTTAAAAATGTTATTGACGGACTTAGAGATAATCCATATAGCCGTTATCATATTATCAATGCGTGGAATGCTGCAGATTTTAAAGAAATGGCACTTCCGCCTTGTCATTTGATGTATCAGTTTATTGTTAGACCATTAACCATTGAAGATAGATGGGATTTATTTCAAAACGTTGAATGGAATAAACCACTTAATCAAAAATCAACAGATGATGTCGAATTAAATAGAATTTGTGATGAACATAATATTCCAAAATTCTATCTTGATTTAAATATGTATCAGAGAAGTTGTGATACTTTTTTGGGCGTGCCCTTTAATTTAGCAAGCATGTCTTTACTTCTAATGATTGTTGCAAAAGCAAGCAATATGATTGCAGGTGTTTCCACTTGGATTGGTGGCGATACGCATTTATATGTAAATCATATTCCAATTGCAAAAATGCAAATTGAAAGAAAACCATATGATTTACCAGAAATGATTATTGATAAAGAATTAAATGGTTTGGATGATATATTAGCTTTAACCATTGATGATTTTAAATTAAAAAATTATGTGTCACATCCGAAAATTGAAGCTGAACTATTTACAGGATATAAAAAATTATAAATAAAATGGAAAAAGAAAAACAACAACCCGAAGAATTGAAGCTGGATATAATGACAGCAATAGCGTACATAATTGAAAAACGTGATGATGCTCTTGAACACTTTAATAACAAGATTAAAGTAAATGACTATGTGGATGATGTTGTGATGCATGATGCTCTTGCACGAGTATTAAGAATTAATTTTCAACTTAAGACATTGGAAGATTGCTTAATTGCACTTAGAATTGCACAATCTGAAAAAAAAACATTTAAAACAATTATTGAAAACAAAAAGAAAAATGAATAATATGGAAATAAATTTAGTTATAGTTAAAGATCAAAAAGGCAACATATATGATGTTGATCACATTGAATACATTTCTGAAAATGAAACAATTGTGCATATAAGAAATGTTGACGAAAAATTAAAGAATGTTAATTTAATTGAAGAACTGAGTTCAACTTTTGTTGATGTTGCTTTACAACTCAAAGAAGATGAAAAACGTTATGGCAATACATGGAAAGAACGTGGTCTTGTTTTCAATGGACAATCACAAGAAGAAAGATTCTTTCATAAAATGATGGATTATATTACTGATTATCGTGAAAATGGTACATCAATTAATTGGTTAAAAGTCATTGGAGAGGCACATATTGCATATGTACGTGAAAATAAATTAAAATAATTGGATGATCGTACTATACATATTGCTCATACTATTAGCACTAGTAGTTCTTTTTCTTTCTCTGGCAATATGTCGTCTAAAAAAGAAAAATTTAAATAATTATGATAAAAAACTTATTCTTTTTGTAATTGATATGTATTTATCATATGGAGAAAGTATTGATATTTTTCCTAATGATAAAGCAAAAGAAATTCTTTTATTGAAAATAAAGGAAGTTAAAGAAAAAATTGAAAATGATACGAATTACAGAAAGATCGATAAAGAAAAACAATCATAATTTATATTCCAAAATAATTCAATATCCACTTAATTTTACATTAAATAATTTTACACAAAAATATTATAATTATATTAATAACATAGATAAGTTACCAAAATGTTATTGTGGTAATCTGTGTGGTTTTATAAATTTAAAATCTGGCTATCGTGAATTTTGTTCAACAAAATGCGCAAGCAATTCATTACAAGTAAAAGAAAATATAACAAAAACTTGTTTGAAGAAATATGGTGTAAGTAGATTCAATAACATTAAAAAAATTAAACAAACAAATAGGGAGAAATATGGCGTTGAAAATTATAGTCAGACTAAAGAATTTAAAGAAAAGACAAAACAAACTAATTTAAAAAGATATGGGGTTGAGTCCTATACTCAAACGATTGAATATCGTGAAAAGACAAAACAAACTAATTTAAAAAGATACGGGGTTGAACATCATTTAAAATTGAAATCACAAAAGGACAAAGTAAAAAAAACTAACCTTGAAAGATATGGGTCTGAATTTTTATTAAACAATATCATAATTAAAAATAAAGCAAAAAAAACAAATATTAATAAATATGGCACAGAATATCCATCACAATCACAAGTAGTAAAAAACAAAATAATTAAAAATAATTTATTAAAATATGGATGTGAAAGTACCAATCAAGTTGAATTAATTAAAAATAAAAAAAAGAATACAACAATTAAACATTTTGGTGTAGAAAATCCATTTCAAAACAATAGCATTATTGCTAAAGCGAAGAAGACTAAACTTGAAAGATATAATGATGAAAATTATAATAATGCTTTTAAGCGCATAAAAACATTAAAGGAAAGATATGGAGTTGAAAACCCAACACAATTTAATGAATTTGTTTTAAAAGCACAAAATACCATGATCAAAAGATACGGTGAAATTTGGCTTAAACATGTACCAACATACAATCCAATATCAATAACTTATTTAGATATGCTTTCAGAAAAATTAAATATTCCTATTCAACATGCCCTAAATGGCGGTGAAAAAAAATTTATAAAATATTGGGTTGACGGTTATATTGAAAAATATAATATTTGTATTGAATGGGATGAAAAAAAACACAATACATTTAAATTAAATAAAAAAGATATTGAAAGAGAAAAATATATTACTAAAAATTTTGGATGCTCATTCATAAGAATAAATGAAACAAAATTTTTAAATGACCCAGAAAATAACATAAAACAATTGATTGAAAAAATAAATATTTTAAAATAAAAATGGGGTCTAATTGACCCCATTAATTATTTTATGTTTCCTTGTACAATTTCTTCAGGCATGTACGTTACTTCAATATAAATTTCATGATCAATTGCTGCAAATGCAGCATCAAAAGCAGATTCTGTTGCTCCGTCACCAATATTGGTTCTTTCATATAACCTATATTCTAATAACGATAAATCAATTGTGGTAACTGGAGTTACATCAGGATAAATATCATTAATTCCATTTGAGTTTAATCGAGTTATATAATTAGCAGTTTGACCACTATATATGCCAAAATCTCCTCCAACAATTATTTTACCATTTGGTTGAAGTGTAATATTATTTACATTATCATTAAATCCATGTCCAGTAATAAATGTGCTGTCAATAGTACCGTTGGTATTTAATCGAGTTATATAATTAGCTGTTTGACCACTATATGTGGTAAAATTACCTCCAGCAAGAATTTTTCCATTTGATTGTAATGCAATTGTACATACGCTGCCATCAAAACCATCTCCACTAACAAATGTATTATCAATATTACCATTGGAATTTAATTTAATAATATTATGTATACTTTGACCACTATATACACTAAAACTACCCCCAACAAGAATTTTACAATCTGATAGTAATTTAATTGTATATACATAGCCATTAAATCCATTACCCGAATTAAACGTATTATCAATACTACTATCAGAATTTAATCTAATAATACGATTTGCTGCTCCACCACAATCTTTATAAAAATTACCACCAAGAAATATTTTTTCATCTGGTTGTAATACAATTGTATTAACACTATTTTTAATTTTATCAGAAGTATCAAATACATCATCTTTACTACCGTCAGAATTTAATCGAGTTACAAAATTTGCAGTTATGCCACTATATGAGTTAAAACCACCACCAACAAGTATTTTACCATCTGATTGTAATGCAACTGCACATACAGTACCATTAAATCCACTACCAGTTGTAAAATTAGTATCGATAGTACCATCAGAATTTAAACGTATTATATTATTTGCTGACTGACCACTATATTCAGTAAATTGACCGCCAATAATAATTTTATTATCATTTTGGAGCACCATTGAATATATAAAACCAGTAAAGCCACTCTTACTAATAAATGTATTATCAGCACTACCATCAGAATTTAATTTAATTATAGAATTTGCAATAATAGTACCACCACTATATGTAGTAAAATCACCACCAACAATTATATTGTTGTTAGTTTGAAGTGCTATAGCATTTACAATATCATTAAAACCACCACCTGTATTAAACATGTTTTTTTATTTTTAACGTTATTTTATATTTTCTTGCACGATTTCTTCAGGCATATACGTTACTTCAACATAAATTTCATGATCAATTGCTGCAAATGCAGCATCAAAAACTGCTTTATCACCAATACCAGTTCTAAGATATAAATTATATCCAGCAGAAGTGGTTTCAGTTGGTACATTTTCAGTTGATTTAATTACTACCGTAGTAATTGGAGAATAATATGGACTTACATTAGTTTTAATTGAAAAATAATAAGTTCCTATAGTCAAACCACTTACTGTACAACCAGTAGTAATAAGAGAAGTGGTTATACCAGTTGTAGTACCTGACCAACGAAGTGTATTTGAATGGTTTGGTAAATTTGTGAATATTACAGTTCCTTTTTCATTTGGACTAACAGGTTGTATTATGCTTCCAACATGTGGCGCATTTGGTGCAGTTGTAAATGTTTCGGCAGAAGCTAAATTAGTTACGCTACCAGTTGTAACTGCATATGCTTCAACACTATAAAATGTTTCAGGTAACAATCCTGTTATTGGAATTACAAAAGGTATGTTTAATCCACCATAAGTGCCAACAATTTTTGTATATCCAGTACCACCTGTAATTACTCGAATACCTACTTCAGTAACAGTTCCACCA